GCCTGTAGTCGCCGCGGAATATGCCGCTGATATAGACGTATAAGCGTCTTCCCATGTTGATCCATCACCGGCACCGGTCGCATCGTATTTTACTTTTAGGATGCTCATTAACGATTATTCCTCATTAACTTTATTATTTAACCAACAATCACACAAAGCGTGTCAGAAACCAATTTTGGTTTAGCAGTCGGATGAACAACAAAGGCCGTGTGTGCCGGCCAGTTATATGTAGATGATGCATCATTCCCCCAATAAACTGTAAATCCAGTTTCACTGGCAATTGCGGGGTAACCCAGGGTTGATAGATCTGTATTTGCCGGAATAGTTACAATTGGTCCCCAGGGAACCCCAATCGGAATATTAAATTTTGCAAAAACAGGAGATGGTGTTTTCATTTCGTTAAATCCTTAAGCTGTTCTGTTTGTTGTTACGGCCGCAGTGGCGGCGTTGATAAGTGTATCCATTCTTTTTCCTTATTCCTTCGGGAACCGCTCTTTGACGGCCCAATCGTGATCATCCAGGGCGTCAAGTTGCGACTCGCCTTCGGCTACCAGTTCAGCGTTTCCGGTTTTTGTACCTCTTTTGATTTTTACTGCTGCGTCTGCACGATCTGAAATATTTGAGTATGCGGCCTTTCGAAGGGCCTTATAATTCTCAGTGCGCCATGTTGTGGCTGTGACTTGCCCAAAATAAAAAACCTCTATCCGTTCATTTAGGGCTGCATCGTCGATATCATTGATGTCATAAAGATCCGGCGTTTGAAACCGTACCTGTCGATACCGGTAATCAATAACCTCGTCGTCCGTTTTGTCAGTAGGCTCTTGAGTGGTTAAATCTATCTTTTGATCTGCTTGGCTAACCGCACCGATATAAACAGCCGTATGCTCTTGGGTAGCTTGTAATTTGACAAGATCCTCAGGACATATGCCTGTGGATAAAATTTCACCTGTGGACTTGTCATATATAGCGTAATTAACAATCATTTTTTTGTCTCCAACAGCCCTATGTACCTATTAGTAATTATAATATTCCCGAACGATGGAATCACATTATACCCATAAATATAATATGTATGATTTCCGGCCCCTGGTGTATCTGACAGTATAAAGTTTGTTGGTTGAGCACGGTCTCCAAAAATAAATGGTTGGGCCGTCCTTAACGTCGTGGACCCTCTTTTAATAATTACACCTAAAGCATTGGCGTAATCACCGTTAGTATTGTAACCATAGCAACTAATCATTACGGTTATGGGAGAACCAGTCGATGCTATTGTCAATGACAATAGCAAAGTAGAGGACGTTGATGTTAATGTTTTAGTTGAACTTGTATTTGTGCTCACAGGTATCGTAACAGCCTGATTCTTTATTTTTAGGGTGTTGACCACGGCATTCCCAAGGTTGGCAGATGATGATATGATTTCGTTTGCGCCTATCTGTGTGGCTGTAACAGTCCCTGCTGTGATTGAGTTGCCATGGATACTGCCTTGCCCAGACCCGACAACAAGCATTCCGTTGTCAAGATCCCAATACGAGCCGCCATCGTTGCTCTCTATCCGGCCTGCCCGGAGCCGTCCGCAATTTTCGGTAATAACCGAAAGTTCGCTTATCGCCCCAAGCTCAGATATCAAAATCCTGGCCGGCACAAACTCAAAAATGGTAGTGGAGTAGCTGCCGGTGAAATAAAGCCTGACTTTTTTTGCAACAAGGCGATTCGGGAATAATGCAATATTTTGGCCGGCATCAAGCTGCCAATAGTTCGTCGCTGCGTCGGCCTGGTCTGTGGCCGAAACAAGCTTACCTTCGGAGTCAAGGCTATGATCGGTTTGGGCTTTTAACCATGTCCATGTCGTTCCATCATCTGAGAAAGCAAAATAAACCTGGCCGTTTGCATCTGATGTGCAGACAGACACCCGGTCAAAGTAGTTTGTAAGGCTGTATGAGTACTCAATGTATTTGTCAGTACCGGCAACGGTATAACTCACGCCTCCTGCGCTTATAAGCCCGTCATACAGCACGGACATCGTCTCTGCTGTGTTACCGTCAGAATCTGACATAGTGATGGTTCCAGACAGCTCAACGTCAACATTGACACCAGGTATTTTGACCGGTGACCCGGTTGCGGAAAGGCTGCCCGTCCCGGCCCCGAATTCGTCATATGGGATAATCTCAAAATCGTAGTATGTGCCAAATTCAACGTTGGTATATTGATGTGTATTTCCAGGGTGATTGATAAATGCAACTGCAGAACCGTCCACCTCGATGCTGTATCCAAGCATGTCATTATCATCTACAAGCGGCCATGAGACCGATATGCCGCCGCCATACTCAACAATAGTGGGGGTTGATGTTGCAAGTGATGGCAACGGATTCGATGCGGACAAGGACTCATAAGTTTCAGACTCAACGCCCGAAACGTCCAGGGTGTAGACGCGGAAATTTATATTCCGTATCGGTTCACCATTATCATCCCCATTCATCTGAAAAGTATAAGACCATGAAAGGACGGTTTTCCCTTCTGTGTATGCGGTACGGACAAGCGTTAAGCCGTCGTAAACCTCAATTTTATAACCGGCTACATTGGCGTCTCCGGCGGCATCCGCCGTGGTGAATGGAGCGTCATCACTGCCGTCAGGGGTGTATTCTGCGCCGATTGACGCATCCCAAGCAATTTCGCAGTCTTTCCCAGTAAAATAACTCTGCGTTGGGTTATCAACACACCTTAAGTTTGTTGGCGGTTCTGGCGCATTCAGGCCGACATTTAACGTAAAATCGTTGTAATAAACCCATGTAGATTGAGAGGCAACGCCGATGGCCTGGACAGCAAAACTATAATCGCCTGACGTTACGCTTTTATAATCATATGATGTCTTGGCCGTGTCACCGCCATCGAGAGAATACCATCCGCCACCGTCCTTTGATGCGATTATTCTATAATGAGATAAACGGGTATCGGTGCTTTTTTCCCAGGATATCAACATGCCGTATTTGCGGATATTGTGATCACCCTCGGTGTAGGTGTATGTCTGGATGTTTATTCCGGATGGCGGGGACATCGCACCGCTGGATATGGTTGTATCGGGTGGATCATCAACGATAATACCATTCTCTATGATATCCCACTTATTTTCGTCGTATTCCCACCCGGAAACCTCGTAACTACCATCGTCTTTTTCTTCTGCGCCAAGGGCCATAAACTTTCGGATAGCAACAGACGAACTGGACAGCACCCATGGCAATGCCACATTAGGTGCATAGTCCATAGCCGTTTCCCATGTCAGCTCCCTGGTTGTGCCAGGGGTATTTGTCAGGGTCCTTTCAACCGATCCCTCTATATCTGACAACGGGACAATCAGCGTATATGTTACACCTGATTCAATTTCGACATCCCGATCAACCGTTATGGATGTTGTGGTTGATCCAGCGATCCTGCCGGACAAGTTGACATCGGCATAATTAGGATCTTGCACGCCGATAATTTCACCTGGCTCCAAGTCGGCCCATTCTTTTCCACCTATGAACGAAATCGGGTCAGTTTGTATATTGTTCGTTCTGAGGTGGTGCCGCGCCCGGTATATTGCCTCAGCCGCATTGTTGCAGCCGATGGCTGTGATATCAGATGTATTATATCCATACCGTTTGATTGAATCATCGTCCTGGACCGGATATGTCGTCAATCTCCCAAAGTTATCAGGGTCATTATAAGACACGTTGACAACCGTAGTTCGTGCTGATTTTTCAGCACCAGGTCCATATTCAAAAAAACCGTCTTTTACGTTCGCAGGGCACGCAATACGGGTAACGTCCTTTGGCATATCATTGACAAAAGAGACTTCGCCAGATGACCACACAGGGAATCCCATAAAAACAGATGCAAGATTGCTGATTACTTTTAGTGCCTGGCCCCGATCCTGGATTACGCCGTTGAATGAGAACCTTGGCCTTGTGATTGTCTCAGTGGCATATGTCCCGTTAGGCTGCCGGTATCTCCTTGTGTGCTCAATATGTTCATCGGAAAATTGTCCGACTGTATAAAGAAACCACTTGTTTACGTATGATTCTGGCAGGCCGAGGCCATTGGTTTCGTTTGTGATGAGATACCGCAATATCCATGGCGCGCTGTCAGTCCATCCGGTTTCCCATGTTTCACCGTCCCATATTCCGGTATACTCACCGGTCTCAGGGTTAAAATTAGCCGGATACTCAATTTCGTCACAACCGTAAATGTAGAGCGCCCTTGACGGCAGGGTGTCACCAAACAATTTAGAATCGAAAATAAGCCCGAAGAATGCTGTGTTCGGATGACGCATTTTTGCATTTGTGATCTCAGTATAAGAGTACCACTGCATTGTATTTTTTGTCTTTGAGTCTGCCGCATCTGCAGTGATGCGGTAAACCCTTACTACCCATGGTGATACACCATATTGTGCGATATTTTTTATGGTATGCTGATTTCGGTATGTCGATACACATTTCCCAGATAACGTTTTTTCTATAGCGGTCTGCTCTGCACCTGACCCGCCGTCAGGTGTTACCGTTATCCGATAAGCCACTGACGTTGTTTCAAGATCTCCTTTGTCGGTTTGGGTAACCATATACGGCCATTGCAGAGTAATGCGCAAATCATCAATATCACCGTTCACGATGGAATGGGCAATGGGTCCGCCTGATTGAGTAACGTCCACGGACAGCATGTCCGTTTCAATTTCTATCGCACCGTGCCCAGTGATATAGTTTTGATCTGATGTCCCAAGCCGCCCCGCAACGGTGACACCCTGAAAATTTTCAGTGCCATCTTCTGAAACCACAGGTGTTTCGTTCAAAAATAGGGACTTTGCCCACGAATCACCGATGGCAGGACCCTTGATTCTTCCGGAGCAAATAAATTCAAGCAACCGGGCCTGCGTGTTGGATTGCAAGCTATTTTCTGCTTCATAGGGCACATATGTTTTTGATGACGATGATGACGACCCGCCCCGGCCACTTACTTTAAACATCTTCAACCGTCATCCCTGCGGAAACCGTATGGGTCCCGATCCAAGTTTTACCAAAAGCCAATGGGAGAGTTGCCCCCGGGCCAGATGTGTTAACAGGCCCATCGAACAAGTATGACGGCCTTTCGTCCGCAGACTCCCTGGATGAGTAGTCAGACGTAGGCGATTGAAAGAGCATTTGAGCTACGCCGCCAATAGCCATTGCCGCGCCTACATTCATCATTCCGCCGCCAATAGATGCTAATGTGCCTGATGATGCATATGAGACCACAGCCCCAACAACGATAAGGACGACACCTGCTATTGTTTGCAAAACACCATTTTTGCACCCTGCGGCAACAGGCATCAGGTGCCAATCCTCTCCTCCGAATCCAATTTCGAGTTCGCGCTCAGATACATCCTTGCCGCCTAACAAGGCCGCACCGCGCGTGAATTTATATTGACCGCCCCTTTTGATCATAGCCCGGAAGCCACGGAAATTTGCATCCAACGCCTGGACCACATCCCGGCCAGACTGGGCGCAAATGGGGATATTTTTGGGGTCTGTTTTATATTTTTTCCGGAATGCCCTGGCCAGAGATCCATAAAGACTAATCATTCCATCCCTCCTTCCCAGGATCAAACCGGTATGCGGCCCTGAGCGCCTGACGCTGAAACGATACAGGATATCTGGCAGATTGCCGGCCTAAAAAATGGTGTAAGACAAGGCTTTTGTCCTGCATGATGCCGCAATGGTCGAAGTATTTTGTCGTACTTGACAGCCTGTAAAATAGTAGATCCCCGGACATGGCGTCTGAAACTCTTATTTTTCTTATCGGGGCAGACTCAATGTATTCCTCAAAAACGGATTCTCCCCGCTCCCAAAATCCGTATTCTTTAGGAGGGTTGGGACCGGTCCGGCCAAACTCTTTTGTGAAGTAATCGCGAACAAGTGTCCAGCAGTCCCACACGCCGAAAAACCAAGGGCGCCCTAAAAGCGATTCAGCTTGCAGGCAATCGCCAAAAAACACGATCTGGAAAGGAGCACCACCGCGCATATTTATTATGCCATAAGGCACATCAACGGCTTGCTGCTGCGCCATATCTGCATACGAGGCATATCCGCAATCATCGTGGCTATGGATAACCGCCTCGACGTTCCCGGCTGCGTATGCAGCATCAAATGCCGGATCATCAATGACAAATTCGTTTGCCGGATCGTTCGATGTATTCTCAAACCTGACATACTCACAGCTGATCACCGCCCCGCAACACTCCAGCGGGTAAGTTTCCCGGGCGTGTGCAATTGAGGCGTTTATAATGGCTGCCGGAAATATTTCGTGTGTATTCAAAATCATTTTCTGTAAGACCTCCCAAACCTGCCTACGCCTGGCACGGCATCCTTCATTGGCAGTTGATTGTCAGAATTATTCGTTGACGGAAACCGAAGGCTGCAATCGTATCTTGTTTTCCCGCACTTATCAGACGCTGCCGTTACCACTGCGCCGGTATCGTCATAACAATCTATGTCGGTGTACGGGCATGTCACGCCCGTATAATCGAATGAAGATCCATCCCAAGACCGATAAGTGTGCTGACAAAATGGGAGTATCTGCCGACGTGGCAGATACTGGCCCTCCATATCCAAAGGGGATTTTAATTCAAACTGCAAAAACTGCTTGTTGTGTTTTAGTTTCCGGTTGATTTCGTAGATGTCAGGCGGGAACAATGCCGTTGAATTTGCCTCTGGTTCTCCATCCAGGTATTTCTTAAAAGTGCGGTTTCTGGTAAAAAGCCCGGCCACCATGTCCCCCATTGAAACAACCTGCGCATGGAGCGCCAAAGAAATGTTTGATATTGACACCGTTGGTCTGGGGAATTTGCCGTCTCCGGTCCATTTCATGCCCTTTACTTCAATGGGAAGGGCTTCATACGTGATGCCGTCAAAAACAACCAAACTGTCGCCATCGGGCGCAGGCGTTAGGTAATGCACAGATCCACCCAACCCGGTAAGATCCAGAGTGTAAAGACTCACTTCCGGGGATGCCCCAGCGTCAGGAGACTGAATATCTTCTTTTATCGTGCCGTCCATGTTATCCTAAAATATTCACCCGTTTTAGTGTGCAGGTGACTTTCCAATTTACTCCTGTTGATGGGGCCATTTTAATTGTTTTGGCCCTCCAGTATTGCTCAACAGACCTTCCGGGCATAGTCCAAGCCAAAACACTTGCTGTTGATGCTTTGCTGGCCCGTAATATTTCATATAGAGTTGTGGCGTTTTCTAAAGGCAGGAGTCTAAAAGACAAATCCCATTCGTCTATTTCTGTATTTAAGCCATCCTGCGAAACTTGATCATATCCGTCTCCGAACGGAAGTTCGTTAACTCTCAACGATGGATTAAAAGAGCAATTATCTTTTACAAGCTTATATGTTGAGTCTGTGTCCAGCGTTACGGCCATTACGCGATCAATCCCCCATGCCGTTTTTCATCGGCAATGATCCGGCGCACGGCCACATCTATTTGGGTTGCAATGTTTCTGGCCAGCTCCTGGTCATCGTCTGCGTTTCCGGATGATTCGACCGTTATGTTATTGACAACGTTTATAGACGATCCACCGTTTAATTTTGCCTCTACTCCAAGGTTTCCGGTTGGCATCCTGGTTAATGGGAATATTGCCTCTGCACCTGCCTCACCCATGAGCCCGATACCGGAGGCAAACGGGAAAACAGTTGGAGATGATACAATCTGATTTGAGTATGCGGATATTCCACATTGGTTTGACGCAAAAACATTGCCGTGCTCAGATGCAATCCAGTTAGTTATTGCGCCGAACCCTTGGCTAATCCATCCATCATCACCAGTCGCACCACTCACAAACGGCTTTATCAACTCCTGCTGAATAATCATTTCCGTGATCATTTTGCCAAAAGATGTGGCTATACCTTCGAATGTTGTCTCTGACCCCCAGAGCATATCGTTTAGTGTTGATGAATAAGAGTTGGCCCAGCCTGCGAAGGCGTTATCCCAATCCGTGGTCGTTTTCTTTGCCAATTCATCTGACTTTCTATCAATTTCGCTGAAAAACGCCTCAAGGTCAGCATCCACAGCGCTGCCTTTTATATCTTCCTGAGCATTAGCCATGGCCCTGCCAAACGTCTCTGCGTTGATTGCGCCGGCGCTAAGAAGATCATTTAATCTTTCTGTTTCGTCTGCG